GAGAAGGACAGAGCGGAGGCGTCAGGTGTGATGGTGGTTGTGCGAACTTGCCACGAGGGTTTCAAGACACCGAGGTTAAACCGGGCGATGTCAAGAAGGAATTGGACGAGGATAGGAGTGGAGAATCCATTGCGAACCTCGCGCTCGATGATCTTTTCGCATTCTTCGCGGATGTCGAAGTCTTCTGTGCCGGTAGGTTGATATTCAAAGAAGCGCTGGTTTTGGGTGTACAGCATTGTCAGGTAAGTGACAAATGTGTTTACCTGGGCATATGAAAGCGGGATAGTTTGCTTTGCGGGTTCGCGCTTCTTGCGGGCTTTGATGTCCGTGGAGTCATCATCGCGGATTTGCTGGTAGGTTTCCAGGGCGTAGTCCCAGTCAGAGTAGTAGCGCGACATCTTGCTGCGTGAACGCTTGAGGTCACGGATGCAATCAGTGCGGAGCTCAGAAAGGAGATCGTCTTGTTCTTTGGCCGCAAGGCGCGTTGGAAGGTCTTTGGGCATGTTAGAAGATACCTAGTTTTTGCATGAGTGCTTGGACAAGGGCCATCTGTTGTTCTTGAGGCATCCCACGATTGGCTCCAGAAGCATCAAAGATAAATGAAGCTTCTTTGCCCGCTTGCTCTGAGGGAATCAATGGCCTTATTGGAGTTTCGCCAACCATAGCCGTTCGTGCTGGGGCCATTCCCATTAAACGATTTATAGCTAGGAGCACGTCTTGTGGAGATGCTTGCCCCTCTCTACTTTGATTTCTAATATAAGAGGGCACAAAGTTAGCGATGTTAACATCCGCATAACGAGCGTCTGAAATGTTATTGAGATTAGGTTCCATATTATGCAGCAGTTTTCTCGAACCAGTGGCGTTGGTCTGAGGTTTCAAAAGAAAGCTCACCTGTGAGAGGCAAGGGTCCAGGGCGGAATACGTCGGATTTTTCAGGAGCGACCCAGGAAAGTCCGTTAAGGACAAGACGATAGAGACACTCCATCATGTGATCGTTAGCGTCTTTTGGTTTGTTCTCTTTCTTTGGGTCCCAGATGTAAGCGTCGAACTCATAAAGGGTTTCGTTCAGCGCAGAGCAGAAGTGAAGAGTCTCACCTGTTCTGCGGGACAAAGCGTTTTGGACAGCGACGATACCATGTGTGAGTTCTTTCGACGCAGGTGTGACCATCAGGGCTTTTTTATAGAACGAATCAGCCCACGTTGCGCCCGTGATCGGGTCCTGATTGAAAGCAAGGCGGTCTAGGAGTAGAGAAAACGGCTGACGTCCGTGAAGTTTATACAAGATCACATCCACCAGGTCATCAATCATGACATGCTGGAAGTATTCTGTATAGAAGAAAGTTTGCCCCGTAGGGGCGGTGGCGGCGAAGAGAACCGCATGTGGTGTCTTCGGATGTGGGTCAACCGCAACACGAATAGTATAATCCTCCGGTGGATCGTCGAAGTCTTGCCAACCATGCGGCAAGGTGTCATACATGTGAAACTCACGGTCGAACATGGAGTAAACCGCACCTTGCATACCAAATGGTCTGCCGTCGATACGGGAGGCTCTTTCACCTTCTGTTAGCTGAGCTTCAAACTTTTTGATCGACTTTTCAGACAGGGACGTGTTGTCGAACGTTGTGCCAGTCAGCACCCACGTGGACAGGGCATCGTTATTAAAGTTCTGCCCGTCATCGAAGTTTTCCTTGATGCGACTACGTGGGATGAACAACTCGTTGATCCACTGTTCAGCGATAGGAGTGCAAGTAAACCAAGCCTTCCCATCGTTGTCGATCAAACCACGGGAATTAGCCACCCACATGTTTTTCGGACACGGCTCATCAACGTGAATCCAATCCCAGTGAGAAGACTCCTGACCCATCGGATTGCCCATGTAGGACCGAACCGTGTCGATGTAGATATGCGAAATCCCACCCCAGATAGACTTAACCTGAATACAGTCAATTTCGCCAGCCTGGTTTTTATGAATGTCATGGAAAGCGGCCTTCGGCAAGAACTGGAATATCTTCCCTTGTGACTCGCCTTCTTCCATTGAAGTATAAATTTCCCTAGCCTTATCCCAATCGGCAACGATGATCAAACCCTTGGTGCTCCGCTGCGGGATACCCAAGCGCCTGCGTGCATCACCTTCCGGAATCCAAAGACGTTCACCCAAAGCGAAAGCCACATCCTCACAAGCACCTGCGGTAGACTTCCCAAACCGATTCCCCGTGCGTAAGTATCTAAAGTCTGCCCAAGCTGCAGAGTGGAACAACTCCTGCTTCCTGTGAGGTTCATACCCGCAGATGCCACTGGACTTCTTCAACTGACTTAAACGTCGAAGTTTCTCCAGCCTGCGGATGTCGTCCAGGTTTGTCATTAGATAGTAAAACGGATACGTGTCTTAATCTTTGAAACACTCCTTGTCTTCTTCAGAACTGCCCCACCTTCTCTCGAGCCCTCACCATCCGTATTGCCTTCCACGGTGGTAACAAATCCATTCTTATCAACATCCGAAACAGCAATGCCGATATGGGAGAACTTGAAGATTACAATGTCACCAGCTTTGATATCATTACCAGGATTGCGGCTAGTCTGCGTAGTGTCATCCTGCCTCTTCGACCAGTTTTCAAAGTCCCATGCGCCAGCAGTTCTCGGCCGTTTGAACCCAGCAGTCTCAGGTGTCGTCGTGATCCGCATAGCACCCCTCACACACCAGCAGACAAAAGCAGCACACCAAGGCCAGGATTCATCAGCTGGCAAGTTCGTCGCCGCTTTATACTCATTAACCCTAGGACCACAGTTTGTCCCATCAACCTCTTCGGTGCCAACTTCCCCAAGAGCAACCTTCACCAATGTTTCTGTAAATTTCATGCGCGGAATTGATTAAACTGAAATAAAGCTATCAAAAGAAACAACCCTACAAATCCCACAAAAGAACCCCAGCCTAAGGTCAGCGCAAAGTTCGTTGTGGCAAGCATATTCATCTGTTGGTTAGTTTGTCTTACCAATAGTCAAAGCACGGGTGAGGGCGGCTTGGGAAAAGAGGGTCTCGCCAGTGGCCTTCCAGCGACCTTCGACGAATTGGTATTCCATGTCCTTGATGGTGGTTAGACTAGTCGGGGTGTATAGTGCTGATGAGTTTAGTGAGGATGCGTTGTTCTTTGACAAGGTTTTCGATTTGCAGGAGCTCAGACTCACCAGCACCAATAGAAAGGTTAACGATTTCAGTGTTGATTTCATTGATGCGGCGGAAGGGCTTGGAGAGGTTGACGGCGAGCCAGACACGTAGGGTGAGCTTTAGAAGCTCGATGATGCCTGTGGGGGTCATGTGGGGTTATTCTAGGCCCATAGCTTTGGAGGTGACCTTGGCGTCGCGAGAGAAGAGCGCAGCGATGGATGGCATGAGCGCGGCAAAGGTGACGGACCAGTCGGGGTTGGTGGCTGGGTTGTCGTCAAGGAGCATGGAGGCTACGTTAGCGACGATGATGAGGATGCCGCCGGTGCCGAAGAGTGATGTTCTGTAGTTTTTCATAGAAGGTTAGTTAGCGTTGTGGGTTTAGTATGTTCGTGTGATTACTGGCCACACGGACTTCGAGGTTGGAAAGTTCTTTACGCATTGAACCGAGTTCGGTTTTGATTTCTTGGACTGTTGAGAGAAGGACACCTTGAACACGGACTTCGACACGAATGTCGGAGAGTGCACTGCCTATTTCTGCAACTGAAGCTGTTAGTTTAGGCACAGCGTCGAGGCGAGGTTTCGCTTCACCGAACCAAAAGCCGACAGCACCTATGGTGAGGATCAGTTGCCAAGGGGTTACGCCCAGGGTTTTAAGAGATGCTTCGACAGGTGGTGGCATAATTAAGGTAAGATTGTTCCTCCGAGTTCCGTGATCAGGCTGTTGAGTTGCGTCTTGAACGGTGCCCCCATCAGCACCAAGATCACAAAGGCCTGCACTGCCACCACAGAGCAGGTGACGAGTTCGATGCTCATTTGTTGGGGTTGGCTCATAAGTGTTGGTTAGGCGACGATGTCCGGCAGCACCACGCCGCCAGCCGCCGTGATGCGGGCATTGATGGCAGCGCGGATCGTTGGTCTCACCAGTTCGACCGTCGCCCGGGTGGGATGCACATGGTCATAAAAATGCGTCGCGTTCTCGCTGGGGATGGCGAGCACGTTCCCGATCAAATCCCACGGCCCATATTCAGGCACCGCCGCGTTGTCACTGATGGTCACGCCATGCAGTGCCTGCCACGCCGGGTCACGATAAACGAGATTGATCGGGTGGGCGTAGTCGGTGTTCGATTCACCCGCAGCACCCCAGGGCGCGTCTGTGCGGCTGCCAATGGTCGCAAGAATGATGTCATCCCAGCCCGCCGCCTTCTGCGTGGCGATGTAGGACTCCATCGCCGTGATGAAAGCAGCGGCTGTGGAAGGGCCTTTGTTGGTCCCAAAGGCCACATACAAGATATGCCGCCGATTGGCACCACGGTTCACCGCCAGTTCATTCAGCGCCGCCCGCCAGGCGATGTTGTCAGCACCCACGAGATCCATCGCATCATCCAGATTGGTCCCGCTCTTGGCATAGTTGCAGCAGATCGTTGTCTGTCCGCCAGACTGATGAAATTTGCGCCAGTGCAAACGTGGCTCGTTTGGCGGCGTGCCGATGGAACCATTGTCCACCTCATCATTGGTCATCCCGAGCGCCCGGTAAACCAGGTGTGTGGTCGAGTAAGTGTGCGAATCCCCGACGGTGGCAACAACACAGTCCATAATCAGATGGCCCCCCTTCCCGTGAGAAAGGCCGCCACCAGCGCAGAGAGCGCATCGTGCTGGCCTGAGGTGAGCTTGGCACCGGCAACAAAGAACGCAGCCTTGTGCAGGCACTGGAGCTTCACCTTTTCACCCGCCGTGTAAGCCGCAGAGGCGGTCGTGTCTGTGCCCTTCTGGGTCGTGTTCTTGCGCAACTCCACCGCTCCGGCACCACTGGCTGCATTGCGCTGGACGACATACCAGCCATCCGAGTCCCCCGTTTCAGCGACCAACACAATGCCCGCCGCCGAGCCGCAGCTTGCCACCGCAAAATTATCACTCCAGCGCGGGTAGATGGAGATTTTATCATTAAGAGTGGCGCTCCCCGAAGGCCCCATGGCGACCGCGCGTGAGTTGATCTGCGCCGCTGTCAGCGAATAGAACCCGACAAAGCCCGCGTTGAGAGTGAAGATGGAGGCTGCCGACGGATCAAACTCGGTGCTGAATTTTGCCAGATCAGACGAAGAATATCCATCGCCAGGAATCCAGGTCAGGGTGCCGCCAAGATCGTATTCCGGCACCCCAATGGCTGAGTCGCTTTTCAGGTTCACGACCGCCTGCCCCTCGTGATCCACCGCCAGAGCCTGCACGCATTCCAGCAGCTCCCACAGTCCAGCATCCACACATCCGTCAATAAAAGCGATGTAGTCCGCCCGCAAAGTCGTCTCCGGTTCAGGTGCCAGCCGCGCGAGAAACTGCGCCGCCTCATCAGAGACCGTCACTCCACCCCCCGAACTCCCGCAGCCCAGGAGCATCATCATGGACTGCAAAGGTTCTGGAGGGCGGAGGAACATGGACGCAGAGAGAAGAGGGGAGGAGGGGAAGAGGAGAAGAGGTGATTTCAGCTTTCTGCCTTCCCCATTTACGGTGCGCAGACCACGCCCTGGAGGTTCAGCACATACCAATCCGTGCCGAAGGCGATCAATGTAATGGCTCCGCCTTGCACGACGGGGAAGGTGGCGGTGGTGTTGGTGGTGGCGGTGCCGTCCCACATGCCGCCGGTGACGGTGATCACATGGGCAAAGGCGGTCGTGCTCGTGATCGTGATCGTGGTGCCGTCCTGGGAGCTGGGAGCCGCCAGCGTGATGGCTGCCGCACTGCCTTTGGTCAGCAGCACCGTGCCACTCTGAATCGTGATGGCTCCATCCCCGGTGATCGTCTCCACATTCGGCGTGACCTTGGCTCCATTAAGGACCGGCGCTGTCAGGGTCTTCGCGGTCAGGGTCTGCGTGCCGTTGTTTGTCACCACCGATCCCGCCGCCGTGCCTGCCGTGCTGATGATGATGTTCCCCGTGCCCACGGTCAGCAGCCCGGTGCTGTGAGTCGCCACCCAGTCGGTGCTTTCAAACTTGATTGTGCCGCCGGTCTTCAGAAACAGATTGTCCCATCCGTGCGTGGCATCACCGATGTCACCCGTGCCATCCGTGGCTGGAATGATCGAGGCGGCAAAGGTGTGACTCGATCCGCCAAAGGTGTTCACTCCCGTGCTGGTCTTGAACGTGCCCGTGCTGCCACTGAAATCATTGCTGGCTGAACCGCTCGCCGTCAGGCCCGTGCCGATCACCGGACTCGTCAGCGTCTTGTTGGTCAGGGTGCTGGTGCTGCCGAGAGTCGGCACACTCGCCGCGTTCGTGCCGGCTGTGGTGATGCGCAGTTCACCCGTGCCCATCGTCAGAATGCCGCTGCTGTGCGTGAGCACGGCGTTGCCATTGTCAAAGTTGATCGTGGCCGCCGTGTCGAGATACAGATTGTCCCAGCTCAGCGCCGCCGTGCCCAGATTGCCCGTGCCGTCTGTGGCTGGCTTGGCATCTCCCGCAAAGGTATGCGTCGATCCGCCGAAAGTATTAACTCCGGTCGAAGTCTTGAACGTGCCCGTGCTCGCACTAAAATCATTGCTGGCAGAGCCAGAGGCCGTCAGGCCTGTGCCGATCACCGGACTGGTCAGCGTCTTCGCCGTCAATGTCTGCGTGCCGCCCACAGTGACCACACTGGCCGTGTTCGTGCCCGCCGTCGTCACCCGAAGATCACCCGTGCCCACCGTCAGGATGCCGCTCGTATGCGTCGCCACCCAGTTCGTGTTGTTGATGTTGATCACCGCGCCAGAGGCCAGGAACAAGTCACTGAAGTTATGCGTCGCATCTCCCAGCGCCGCGCCATCATTCGTGCTCGGATACAGGATCGACGCAAACGCATGACCACTGCCGCCAAAAGTATTCAAACCCGTGCTCGTCTTGAACGCGCCCGTGCTGCCGCTGTAATCATACGCCGTGCTGCCCGTGGCCGTCAGCCCGCCCGTCAAAGTAGGTGCCGCCCAGATCGTGCTCACGAGAATGTAGGTATCGGTGCCGCTGCTGTCAGACAGCAGCTTTTCCGTGCCGGCCAGAGAGCTGTCCGCAGATCGTCCCGTGACGGCAGCGAAGGATGGAGTGAGCGCCGCCAAAGTCAGCAGCGCAGTGAGAAGGAGTGTCGTTTTCATGGGTCTTGGGTAGCTGCGCCCGCCAGGGCGTGGTGGTTTGAGTTGGGGTGTGGACTAACTTAAAGGATGTCAACATTGAGCGGCACCTCGATGAAGTGCAGATCGAGATAGGTGTTGCCGCCGCTGGTGCTGATCGCCAAAGCCGCCTCAGCCACAGCCACGAGCAGCGGCTGCCCGCCCGGCGGGCGGGAGATGCCACCATTCGCCGCGCAGGGCAGCGGCATGCCGATGGTGGTTGAGCCGCTGCGGAAGGTGACCAGCGTGGCCGCGTCACACATGACGGTGTAACCGAGCACGACGTAATAGAAGCCGGCAGGCGGCACGGCCAGCACCTCCGAATCACTCGCCCCGGTGGCGATGGCGGTCGTATTCCAGTAGCGCTTCACCTGCACCCGCGTGCCGTTGGAGAGCATGATCGTGTTTCCGCCCAGCGGGCGCACGGAAAGAGCTTCCCCGTCTTCGGTGGCGACAAAGGTTTTACCTCGGGCAATGTGTGATCCTGGCATAATCGTGGGGGTTCAGTTTTGAAGGCGGTTCTTGATCTCGATCTCAGCCACGGAGGTCAGGGCGGCGAGGCACTCCTGCTGCATCTTGTAGCCCGTCCCGGCATTGCCGCCGCGCAGCAGGTCAAGGCTCTGAACGTAGGCATAAATAAACTCCTCCAGCACGGCGAGCACCGGCATGAGCAGCCACTTGGCGGCACTCAGATCATCGGCGAACACGCTGCCCGATGTCGTGGAGTGGGCGACGATGCAGCGGTAACAGTGGCCCGTGGCAGGGTTCACCCGCACATCTCCCACGTCGAAATCATGGGCCTCAGCAGCCCAGCTTGTATTGCTGAATTTGACCGTCTCAGGCACCCAGGTCATCCAGACCGTGGTGGCGGTTTCATTGAGCAGAATGCCCGCGCTGTTTTCGGTGAAGCCGAGCTTCACGGCATCCTCATCACCGCGCGGGTCCATGTCAAAGACCTCAAACAAACGCCCGTCGCCGATGTCGGCAAAGCTGATCAGCCGGGCCGTGGGGGTCACTGTCGCTCCCACGCGCGCATCCGTCCAGCCATCCGCTCCAGCCACGCCGTAGCCCACCTCATAAGCGCGGTTGAAGTCGATCAACCGGACCCGCTCAGCGGTGCTGGCAGCATCCGGGATGACTTCAGACACCACCAGACAGGCGGTCTCAAAGCAGGTGCGGAAGGCGATAGGGGTGCGGGCCATGAAAGAAAATCAGGTAGCTAGCCGCGGCAGATGGCCGTGCTCATTGACCAGGATGCGCGCCGCGCGCGGTGCTTCGTCGTAGAATAGCTCCGGGTATTTGCGCTGATACCAGGCCAGAAAGTCAGAATCCTGCCAGCATTCGTAGCCCTTCTCAGGCAGCACGAGTCCGGCTTCTTTGGCCTTCATCTCAAAGGCACCGGCATAGCGGTGGTAATGGAAGTCGGGAATCTCCGCCTCAGGCACCACGCCCAGGTCTCCCAGGAAGTAGCGGCGGACTTTGTGCTTCTTCACCTTCCAGGCCAGGCGGCGGATCTCGCGGCGCTCCCTCTGCTCCTGATCCCTCTCTTCGGCCGTCAGCAGCTTGCGCATGGCGTCCATCACCCGCCCGTCACCGAAGAGTTCGGTGTAGGCATTGATGACATCGCCAGGGCCGTGCGTGGTCTCGAAGAGCATGGGATTTCAGGAGCAGAGGTTTGCAACACCAACACGAGTGAAGGGTGGAAGGGAGCGCGGGCACTCCTGCCCGCTTCCCCGTTGAAATGGCATCAGGCCGTCGCGCCCGTGATGATCTTGCCGTGGCTGTTGAGGCAGCGCGGCATGAGCACATAGATCACGTCGATCTCACGGTGAGAAACCTGCGCCGAAGGGCTCGACTCAGGATTGACCACCACGCCCTGCGCATAGCCCAGCTCCAGGTGCTCGGGAGTGAGCAGGCCAAAGTGAACCGTGCTGTCCAGACGGTGGCTGGTCATCAGCTCGATGCGGCCATTGCTGGACTTGTAGAGTGTGATCTCACGGTTGACCGTGCCCTGCGACTGCGCAAAGCGGTAAACCGCCTGGTCCTCGCGCGTGTCGGTCGTCGCGCCCGTGTGGGTGCGGCTGAAGTCATCAAAGCGATCACGCATCAACGGCGTGCAGACGCCCAGGAAACGCAGACCGTCATCCTTGCGGCTAGTCGCCACCGAGGTGATGAGTCCGCGCACATCCACTTCCGTCACGTCAGCGGCTGCCGCTTTGCTCACCACCACATGGGAGGCGGGTGTGCGGTAGGCTGAATCGGGGCGGGTGGTCGTCTCCGTCATGCGGCCATCCGCATTGGACAACCAGCGGAAGATGGATCGGCTGGTCGAAGCCGTGGCACCGGCGGCTGGCACGGCGCACTCATCATCAGAGGCAAGCTGAGCCTCACAGTCCACATAGATTTCCTCGGTGGCCTGCTTGATGTTCGCGCCCATCGGGTCAGCCTCATTGTATTGGTTGCCCATGAGCTTCATTTCCTTGGTCACGGCCACATGACGAAGCAGCTTGATGAAGCGGCCTTTGAGCATGGTCTTGGTGCCCAGATTGTTCTGCGCATCGGCCACCGCAGGGATCACGCCCTCGATGTAGCCGGTGGTCACCGGATCATGATAGGTGCGGCACTCCCATTCGGGCGTGGTCACCAGAGGTTTAGGGGCGGTTTTGATCTTCGCGCGAAGAGGGGTCTTCATCGCGATGAGGGTCTGAAAGCCCGAGAGCACCTGGCGCTCGGTATGGGTGGCGGATGTGCCGGTGGTAGCTGCTGCGCTCATAAAAGTAAGTTAGAAAAATTGTTGTTGATTGGGAGGGCATGAGGATCACGCCGCGTCGAACAGGGCCTCCACGTCCTGCGGACCAGCGGCCAGCTTTTGAGCCAGCGTCTTGGGTTGGGAACCTGGCTCCAGACCGGATTTCACGCTGCTCACAGGGCGCGTGGTCACCGTCATAAGTTTCGGCTTGGGCTTCTCCGGGTTTCCGCCCCCGGTCGTGGCGCTGGGTTTCTTCGGCACCCGGGCAAATGAGGCGATTCCGTCGCGCTCCTCCCGATACCGCTCTGCCAGTTCCGCCAGCTTGGTCAAAGGGATGTCCTTTGTCAGCACCTGGCGCGCGATGATGTGGTCCTGATCCTTGGCCGTTGCGGCATTCAGGACGCGGCGTTGTTCGGCGGCAAAAGCCTTCTGTTCATCGGTTCCCACCTGAAACAGTTTCGGCAGCTCCGCCTTGACCTTGGCACGTTCGGTCTGGAATCCGGTTTTGAACTCCTGGTGTTTCGGCAGGGACTCGAGCACACTTTGCGCCCACTCCATTTGATTCACCACTTGCTCCGGGGTCCATTCCTCTCCCCCATCCTGGGGGGCACCTCCCAGCGGATGACGGCGGCACCATTTCAACCAGGTGTCCGCGTATTCTTGCAGTCCCTCCAGGGACTCGGCATTGTCCAGATCCACCTTCATGCCTTTCGTGAGAAGGGCCAGAGGTGTCTCTTTCGCCGCCACGGGTTCCGTGATCGCTTCGAGCTGGGCTTTCAGTTCAGCCGCTTGTTTCTCTGCGGCTTCCGCCCGTGCCAGCGCTTCACGCTCGCCCGTCTTCGCCGTTGCCCGTTGTTTCAGCGCCCGCTCCAGGTGTTTGGCTGAGACCAGACGTTTGCCGTCCTGATCTTCCACCACTTCGGGGGCCTCATCTTCGTGCTCAGAGTCAGCATCGGCCTCGCCTTCCGGATTGGCTTCGGCGCTCGCTTGGTCATCTCCCGTCGGCTGCTCCGCCTCGGGTTTCGCTTCATCTTCGCGGTTCGGATCGTCTTGATTCGACTCAGGCTCAGGCGCGGGCGCAGCCTCGGTCAGCATGTCTTCCACGTCAAAAGCAGTCGTGGGAGTCAGGGACACCGGGGCAGGTTTCGCGGTCTTCGTCGTTGTCGATGCCTGAGAAGCGCCAGATCCGGCGGGCTTCGGTGCATCTGCTGCGGCAGGGGCAGCGGGAGTGATTGTGGCAGCCATGCCCGCATTCAATGCGATCTCTTCGGCGCGGACTAGGGACTGGGGGTTCTGCTTGGTTCCGTTTGGTCCCGCTTCGTTCCGTTTGGTCAACAAAAAGCCCGGCACATGGCCGGGCAAACTGCGAACTGCGAACTCTAAACCGAGAACTTCATTTCCCAAACCACGCCTTCACATCCCCGCCTGCCTTGCCCTGCTCGATCAGCTTCACCGTGGCCATCAAGTCCGACATGCCCGCCGCGGCACCCGATTCAAACTTGGTCTGCCCGTGCAAGATGTTGCTCTTGTCTTCCACCGCGCGCTGGCACTGCTCACGCCGGAACACGCACACCTGCATGACCGCGCGCACCAGGTCAGGATTGGACGCCAGCAGCGCCTCCAGATCCGCGTATTTGAACCGTGGCCCAAAATTTTCCACGTCGATGACGACGGGGCGGATGCCGAATAGTTTGCGGAGGAAGTTCATACCTTCGCCTCCTCCATGCTCAAGCCCAGCAGGCCAAGAATGATCCGCGCATTCTCCGCACTCACCTGGAGCTGCTGCCCGTCACAGCGCACGAACCACGGCCCGCCGATCTGCCCGGCATCCTCGATCACCTGGCTGATGTTTGCCAGCCGGAGCTGCCGTTTGCCGTGACGTTCGGTGATGCACACGAACTCTGGGGCGTTCGCGGTTCGCCGTTCCCGGTTCTCCGGCAGGGCGCGGCCATTGATCAGCGCCTCGCGCTGCGTTGCTTCCGGGTGGTCGGGTGGGGTGCGTTTGCTCATGGTTTCGTGATTGGTTATTTTCAAAACGGAATGTCATCACACTCCAGCCCTTCCGTAAACGGCGCAGTCTCCGACGCCTGACTCGATCCCTCCGGCTGTCTGCTCGTGCGCTGTCCGCCAGCCTCATACTCCTTGGCATTGCCCAGAAACGGCAGGTCTGGCGGTGTCGGGCTTTCACGCTCGGCCTTGGTCGTGCTTTCCTTGATCCAGTGCGTATTCCCAAAGTCATCCTTGCCGTCCTTGTTCGGCACCAGGTCCATAGACAGTCCAAGCCTGCCCGATTTCTCGGCACGGCGGATGCGTGAGTTCTTCAACGGAATGACCAAGCATTCCGTGGGGTTGCCCGCTCTATCCTTGAGTGTCATCAAGACAGCCCCTTGGAATTTAGTAGGGTCAATGTAGGCGTTCAGTTTGTTGCTCATAGTTTGTTATTTCACATTTTTGCTTTCAGGCAGCCTGCTGCTCCCGTCCCTGCTGCAACTGCTGCGTGCGCTGCTCCACCAGCATCGTCAGCCGCTCGCTGCGCTTCTGCTGCTGCTGCCATTCCGGCGGCTTCTGCCCGGTCTGGCCGGTGATGACGTTTTCGCTATACTGCTGCTCCTGCATTTCCAGTCCCTGCATCCGCAGCAGCACCATCTCAAACAAGCCAGGATTATACACGCAGCGGTCCACAGCGGTGGGGTTGCTCATCCACTCGTCATAGGCTCCCAGCCGCGCGGCGGGCATGTTCTGCCGGCCACGCACTTCAAAGTCGCCCTGCATCTCCAGGATGGCCCGGCGCTCGTCATTCATGGCACTGGCCGCGCCCTGCTCACCGGGGATGATGATGCGCTCCGCAAGTGACACGTCGTAGGTGCGGGCCATCGTCTCCGCCAGCGCGTCCACGTCCAGGTTCTTGCTGCCCAGTTGCAGCAGCGTCTTGCCCACGTCGGCAAATCCCTTCGCCCGCTCCCCGTTCATGGAGGTCGCGGAGAAGTCCACATTGATGTCCGCCGTGCCCATCAGATCTTCCTCGGTGGCATTCAGCTTCACCGACTTGCCCGCGATGCGTGAGGCCGTGACTTCATCAACGTAAGCCTGGATGTGCGCCCAGATCAGCGCGATCACCTCCGTGTAGGCCATCACCGCCTCCTGTCCCAGATCCTCCTCATACGTCTGCCGCAGATCCGGGTCAGCATCCACACCCCGGTGATAGCGCTCACGCACCTCTGCCTTCATCATCTTCAAAAACTCCAGCGCGCCCATGTCCACGCCTGGCACCTCGATAAAGCGCGACTGCGAACCACTGGTGCCCGTGTTCCCGCGCGACATGTTCAGCAGCGTCGAACCCGGCATCACCAGTTGATCATCGTCTTTCGTGCGCGACGTCGGCGGGTAGGCCGCCAGCTCCGCCGCTGCCATGCTGGCGTCGATGATGCGCTTCATGCCCATCTGATCGGTCAGCATTTCCTTCGCCATGCCGGGAGACTGCACGGCCAGCAGCGCCGGATTCCGCGCCATCGTCACGAACGGCATCACGGCCTCTCCATCCCTCACAATCGGCAGCACTTGATGGGAGAGCAGCAGCCCTGGCTCCGCCGGGAAAATCTCCGTCTCATACACCGCCGGGATGCCCGCCTCATTGCAGGCCACGCGGTAAATCGTGATCACCTCAAACCACGGGATTTCCTGGCTCGTGGTCATGACCAGGCCGACCCCCACACCATTGAGCAGCCAGTCCCAGTTGCTCACGCCGCCGCTCAATGTCTCCAGTTCCGCCATGCCCTCGTTCCGGTGCTTGAGCAGGTCTTCCAGATCGACCTTCCAGCCGTTCAGCGCCGCGCGCTCGCGCAGACCCGCCTCGCTCAATCGCTCTGGCAGCGCTACCCAGGTTTCGCAGTCCGTGCCCGTCATGTCCATGCCATGCACACAGTTCACCATCGGGATCTTTGCCTTGATCACCGGCAGCCCGCCCATCGAGCGCGGCGCGTAATACACCGCCGTGCCCTTCTTGCTCAGTTCCCTGGCCGCGATCTTCGCCTCGCTCGGTGGCATGGCGGCATCCATCTGGATCAGCAAGCCCAGGAGTTCCGTCTTGTCATCGGCAAAAAGCATCTCCTCCACATTCAACGCCACGCCCTGCGTGATCTGTTCGTCGATGTCCGGCGGCAGCCCGCCCTCAGCCGCCGCGTTCCCTGGGTTCTCGTAACCGCTGTCCGTCAGCCATTGCGTGACATTCAGGCTGTAGAGAAACTGCCGCACCTCATCCGTCGTCACCGTCTTGGGAAACAACTGCCGCCGCTCCCGCCAGTCCACATGCAGCAGCCCGTAGCCCAGAGACATCACGCACTGGAAAAACAGCTTCATCGCGGCACTGATCGCCCGCTTGCTCTTGTGCTTGTATTTGCGCAGCACCTTGTCCCACAACTGCGCCTTCTCATCATCATCAATGTCTTCCGGCCCGATGCTCACGGTGCCGTTGCGCACCGCCCGCATCATCAGCCTCACCGTGTCATTGATCACCTTCGCCGCCTCGCGCACCCGCGAGTCAATCGCATCCGGCCACGGGCTGTTCTTCGTGCCGTCAGCGTTCTGGCCGGCCCACAGGCAGTGCATGACCTTGTGGCAGATTTCCAGGTTCTCTTGCAGCCCGTGGCTTTGCGCGGTGATCACCGCCGCGCGGATCTCCTCCAGCATCAGTTTCGGGTCCGGCTTCTCGCGCGGCTCCAGTTTGGCAATTCTCTTTGGGTCCCGGTCGCTCATGGCTTTGATTTCGGTGATGGGTTCAAGTCTCCACACGCCGCCAGCACATCGGAAAGACGATACCTCGGCTGCTTGTATTTGGGAAGATACTGCCGGGGCAGCACCGGCGGGTCACATCGTGTCCACTTCCTAAAGGGTCCGATGCCCGTGCCTCCGGTGCAGGCGGCAATTTTGCGCTTGACTTCACCCGAAGTCAACAGCGGTTCTTGGGGGTGCGTGTTCATAGTTTGACTCCAAAGGTAATGCCTGTCTGCCGTCTCGGCGTGGTGTCCACATGCTCAGGATTCGCCGCCAGCAGGATGCGCAGGGTATCAATCGGGTCTTTCCACGCGCTGCCGCTGCTGCCGGCCACGGCGTAGCCGGGGTAGTTTTGCAGCGCCCCGATCAGGTTGGTGCAGTGCGACGCGATGCGGATCTTCGGCCCGCGACCCTGCTGCGGATCAATCTCCATGTCACCCGTGGCGTGGTCGATGTGCGTGTTCTCCCGGTCCCACATCAGCATGGAGTTGATGTTCTGCTCACCGCTCAGCACGTTGTCAGAGGCGGCATTACCACCGGCCTGGCGGAAGTAGAGTTCATTGTCTTCCATCCACTGAATGATGGTCTTGCTCTCCTCCTGGCCTTCCACCACCGTGGCCGTGCTTCGACTGTCGGAAATGCGGCGATCATAGATGTCCAGCCAGGTGTTTTCCTCCGTGCCCTGCATCTTCTCCATCTTCTGCCACATCGCCAGCTTCTCCTCGATCCGGCGGATTTCACTGGCGCGGAACTGATACCCGCAGGGCCATTGCTTCTGGGCGTTGCCTTTCACACCGAGTCCGCCTTTGCCGCCGGACTTGGCCCATTCGCAGTCTTCACCCGTGTAAAGCGCGGCCCCTGGCACACTCACCACATCATTGGTTTGCGGGTATTCATGGGCAATGAGAATGTCCCCCGGCCCCATCTTCCCCCAGGCCTGCCCCAGCACAAAGGCCCAGAGCTGAAACCACGCACGGCCCCCGCTCGCATTCGGATCTTGACTCATCCACCACGTTCCAAACTCAGACGGCGGCAGCCACTGCGGCACCGGGCGCACATGCACCTGGATGTTGAAATTCGGGAACGGGCTGTCTGCCGTGCCCTCGGCGATCCCGTAGCACTTCCACAGCTTCTTCGAGCGCGGGCTCAGCAGTTCGGATTTCTTCATCCCCTCCCAGTTCCCGCCCAGCGGATTTTGCCAGGCATAGATCCACATGAAGCGCCGCGTCGGCACCGCGCAATGCACCACGCAGGGCAGCCGCTCCCCGCCCAGCACCTTCCCGCTCGCATCACGGCGCGGCAGCAGCTCGGGATCGGCCTCGATCTCCTTCATCGTCACCGCCTTGTCCATAAACCAGCGCACCGTCTCCGTGTAGCCATCGCGGAACGTGTAGGTCACAAACTGCACCGCCACCATCAGCCGGCCGATCAGTTCACGCGGAAACTTCAGTTCCGGGTCACGCTCCTTGGCCGCCAGCAGTTCCCGCCATTTGGGCATCCACTCATGCGTCCACTCCGCCGCCGTCAGCAGGCGGTTCTCCACTGCCTCCAGCACCGCCACCGGAACGCACTCATCACCCCAGCTCGTGCAGGGGCGCGGCCCTTCCAGCTTGCCGATGTCCTGCGCCCAGGTTCTGAACCGGCACACCGCCCCCGTCGTCAGCGCGCATTCGTTGTTTGTGAAGCCGCCCGCCGCATCATAGCCCATCTTCTGCATCGCCAGCTTCTTCAGCCGGCCTGTCTCCGTCTTGTATTCATTTGGCTGCCAAAACCGCAGCGCCGCCTCCACCACCTCGGCCGACTTGTCATCGTCAATGCTGAACGTCCAAAACGTCCGCTGGTGTTCCGGCATGTCCGGCGTACATTGCTCCATCGCCAGTGAATAGAACCGTGCCAGCGATTGAGTCTTGCCTGATCCATTCGAGCCACCGATCCCCATCGTCACTGGAACCCCTGGGTTGGCCACCCGCAGTCGGCAGGTCTCCCACAGGATGTCATCCCACGAATCAAAGAACCATCCATGGTTATACGGATCTTCCGCCGCCTCCTGAATGCGCGCCGCCCGTGCCGCCACCGCCGCCACCGCATCCTCCTCCCCCAGCGCCATCAGCTCTTCCACCGTCAGCGGCGGCAGCATCCCATGCGGACGCTGCTCCGCCGCCAGCATCTCAAAAGCAAGTCGTGTTTCGTCCGTGATCATATTATTGCGAATGTTTTCAGATGAATCATCTGTTAGCGCTCAATGTAGCGTATCGACGGCGCTCCCCAGCCGATGGTGGTTTCCTTGCTGGCGATTCTGACCGAGTAGCCAAGGCTTCTCAGATGATCGACAGCACGACGGCTAGGGATGCGGTCCGTGATTGTGCAGTGAGCACCGTTGACGATTCCCTCCGCGATGATGTCAGACCATCGTTGCATTTCCGCTTCGTATGGCTCAGACCTTACCTGTTCCGCCATGCGTGCGGCATCCTCCGCGCTAACCAGTCGCGTCAGCGCAACCGGCATGGGCTTCTTGGTCTTCGTTCGTTTCTTGGCTTCGCTCATGATGCTTGGTATTTGGCGGTTCTGTGCCGCGATTTGTTCACCGTCTTTGAATTACCTAACGACCATGAATGACCCCACACGCGGCCCCATCTTCGCCTGTCTCTACCCTGGACTCTGTGACATCGCACGCCGCAATGGCTACGCGCTTGCCATCCACGGAACTCTCGTCAACGACATGGATCTGATCGCTGTCCCATGGACTGCTGAAGCAATCCCGCCGAACGATCTCAAGGATGCGCTTCTCGACTGGATCGGGGCGCTCGGCTACTCCGACTTCCTCCGCCGTGACTGCCCGCACCTGTCGGAAGATCATATCTCGCAGGTGGTCCGCAACGAAGGGTGCATCGACAATGATGGAGCGCACGCGAAGCCGCATGGTCGGATCGCGTGGAACCTCTACCTCGCGGCGGGAACGAAGATCGACCTCAGCGTGATGCCTCTGTCTCCGGTGAACGCTGCTGGTCAGGCGGCGGCGAAATAACTTATGATCGAAAACACGACAGATGAAATCGAGCCGTCGCCTGCACCTGCTGGTTCTGTGATGCGGTGGACGCGGAACACGATCTTCAAAGTCCGGTGCGTCATCGCTGAAATGCGAGAAATCGGGCCGTGGGTGGACAGCCTCGCCATGCCGGACACTGACCCGCAAGAACTCAAGGTGATGAGTCGGAAAATGAAGCGTGATCTGATGGAGGGGCACTGGTGGAAGCTCCGCTCGCTCGCGAAGGAACTACCGCTCGCGCTAGTGCTCGACACGCCGGGACTGAGAACAATCTGGCGGCGATGGAAGAAGAGCAAGCAATCACAGAACGAAACCAGCTCTGCCACTGGCGGGGCGCAACCGACATTGAAACCATGAGTGATATTATCGCCCCGACAGTTGGACCAGCAGCGCATGGTTCTGCTGTCTTAGCTACCCTTGATCGCCTATCCCGTGAAGCCGATGAAAGGCGCGCAAATGAAGATTGGATGAGAACTGCGCCCCCTGTGCAATCAGGCCCGCTAACGCCAAACTTAGCGCAGGAATGCGGACTGACGATTTCCAAAGCTCGATACCATCTCACCCGCCTCTGGAAGGCTGGACTCATTGAGCGCCACAAAGCCTACGCTGGCTGCATGTGCCGTTGGTATGTGAAGCAGAACGCCTCAAGCTCTGCCACTGGCGGGGCGCAACCAGCATCGCCAACATGAAAGACTCATCCGCCCCGCCAGTTGGTCAGCAGCGCATGGTTCGTCCCCGTCACGAATGGCTTACGCAGTGCGGCATGAGCACGACGGGAATGGTTGGCTCTGGTATCGGCTGCGGTAAGTTCTTGCCCGCCTCCAACTGGATGCGGCGCGATGGCATGGACAGTCGAGGCGGGGCGTTCGGGAATGCTCCCCTATGCTCAGAGTGTTCTGAAAAGTAAATCGCACATTCTGCGAAATAGTTCTTGCACCTTTCGCAGAATGTGCGAATATAGAGACGTAACCAATCGCACACCATGAACAAAATCGAAAACATCAACAGCGTCAAAATCGGCAGCAAGATCAAAGTCCGCAACTCGATCTTCACCATCGTAGGAACCAACAAGCACGGCTTCGTTGCTGAGCAGGAATACAACGGCAAAACGCACGCTGTCACTTTTCCTCTCTCATCCTTCGGAAATCCCCACCTCATCGCAATGGAAGCTGTATGAACTTCCCTGAACAACTCAAAGCCCAACGCGAGCGGCTCGGCCTGACACAGGCCGAGCTTGCCTCGTTCCTGGACGTTTCCCCGCGTGCCGTGTGGCAGTGGGAGAAAGGCACGTTGCCGCACGTCCTCACGCAGGAGGGGGCGCTTGCGAGGCTCACGAAGGCCAAACGACGCACTCAGGGGACGAACGCTGGTGCGGACCTACCGCCGCCAGCAACGCCCGAATCCAAAGAGAGCCATCCCGGCGGTTAGGTCCCGCCCCTTGTTCATCCTTGCCCGAAGCCATGAAAGACGCCACTCGCGGACCAATCTTCGCCTGCCTCTATCCGGGGCTCTGCGACATCGCCCGACGCCACGGATACGCGCTGGCGATCCACGGAACTCTCGTCGGGGATATGGACCTCATCGCGGCCCCGTGGACCGAGGAAGCCGTCGATGCTGTGACGCTCAAGGATGCACTCATGAGCCACATCGGAGCCTGCGGCTACGACGCGCTGCTGGAACGCGACAGCCCGTGGCTGACCGAAGAACAGAGGCGGCAGGTCTGCGAGCAACAGGGGATCGGACTCGAAGGCGACCACTCCGACAAGCCCCACGGACGCATCGCATGGAACCTCTACCTTTGGGCCGGGACGAAGGTGGACCTTTCGATTCTCCCTCGGATGAACGCCCCCACATCATGAGCAGCACCATCATCCCAGAAATCATCCAAGAACCCGCAGCAGCCGGCTGCGCCCCAGGCAATGAAACCATCGGCTACCTCGCCGGTGAAATCTCCCGCCTTCGCAGCGAACTCAACACCGCCCTAGCCGTCAACATGGGCGTCGCCGGACTCACCACCCAAGAAACCTATCTCAAAATCAGCGAAGCCAATGCCTTGAGAGGTCATATAGATGAACTCCAGCAACTCCTGCCCGATGACGACACCATCAGCAGCGGCATTCGCAGGCTCCAGGAAGAACTCCCAGCCGCCATCAAGCGCATGGAGGCGGTGCCGCTGATTGAGCTATCCGCAGCTTGGGATAAAACTGATGTTCGTGGAGTCCGCGCCCTCCTCATATCAGCCGCAAAAGGAGAGCTATGAACACCCCAGCACCCCAGCAATATAAAATAGTGGGCAATTATCTCCATGCCCCTCTTGAGTCCACACAATCATTTACATCGGTTGAAGCCGCCCGCGCAACCAATCGACAGTGGGTTAAAGATGCCGAAGCCAAAGGCCTGCGCTGGAAAGGGCGCGTCAAGAAAGTGAACCCCTAAACATCCCCCCCTCACACCATACCCCCAAGCCGCCGGACCCCCGGCGGCTTTCTCACGTTCACCCCACGCGCCCACGCCGCAGCATATCATCCGTCATCATCCGCAGCAGCTCCGGCTTCTGTTCGATGTAGTGCAGCAGAGACGTCGCTTCCTTCGAGTGCCGCAGATACTTCATCACCGCATGAGCCGCCCGCTCATAGCTCCCGTGGTCAGCCAGCTCCGCCACATACAGAGCCGTCGCACAATATCCTCGCAGCCGATGATTCCCCTTCCGGCTCCTCACCTCACCAATAAACCCCTTGATCCATTCATTGTGTCGAATGCGCACCATCTCTCGGCGCTCCTTTCGCTCCTCGCCTAAATCGTCAGCCCCCGGCACCATCGGCAAAATCAAAAACGGATTCACCATCCCCGCAGCCCGACCCTCCGCGCACCGCGCCCGCAACCTCGCCACCAAAGCCGGATTCAATGGCAGCAGCGCCTCATTCGTGCTCTTGCAGCTAAAATTTTCATCCAGCCGATTCTTCACCCACAAAAACACCTGACCAGCATCCTCGTGCAGCCAGCTCTCCCGCGCCATCACCAGCTCACCAGACCGCAGCGCCAAAAGTCTCAGCAGCTCATTGCACAGCCCCAGATCCTCGTCAGCCAGACCCTCCCAAGCAACCATCATCTCCTGAAACTGTCCAGGCGTCGGCAGATCATCCCCCACCACCCGCGCAGGCTTCGGGAGTCGGAAACACCGGAACCCCTCCACCTTCAGCCAGTCAACCCTCAGCGCCTCGATCTCCATCATCCGACTCCTTTCACTCAGCACCACCCCCGCATTGCCCAGCGTGCTGTTGATCGTCCCATTGACCAGAGCAGGCAGCTTTTTATCCAGATTGATCACCTCACCACCCTGCATCTTCCGCGCATACTCCATCGCCGTCGAAGTTGAAAACACATCATAAAAATCCAACGCATCCACCTGCTTCCGTAGGCGGCCTCCGTCCGTATCCATCCGCACCTTAGCAAACGGGTCAATAATCCCGAACGACACCGCCGCCACCAAACGCGCCGAGCTAATATTGCGCCGGAACTCATTCAGCTTCCGTGCCCTTGCCACCTTCTCAAACGCCACCAGAAACTCACCCAGAGTCACCCCAGACCGCCGCACCCGGTGCCCATCCAGAGCCGCCCGCAGCTCCGACCACTTATCCGAGCCCACAGCCTCCAGTGCCATCTTCCCCCGCTCGATCGCCTCAGACTTCACCCCCGTCTCCGCCGATCTCAACATCTGCGGCTTCCCAGGCAGACAGATCCTGAAATAATACGAATCAAAATACTCCGGCACATCTGGATCTGCCCACATCCGCGCAGGTTTCCGCAGCTTCCCCACCCACAAACCTCGTGGCAGCTTCACCCTCGACTTCGATTTAATGATATTCATACGGAATTCATACTCACACATCCCGCAAACAGAAGCAAACACAAACAAACGCAAAAAGCCAGAATCAGCCCGCAGCACCAACTTTTCTCACTGCCCCAGAGAAATCACACGTTTCCCGTCCGCCTGCAAACCCACGCGCGGGATTTTGCCCACACTGGCTTCACGCTTCGCACGGCCCAGCACATAGTCAGGCACGCCCAGTTTCAGCGCATCTCGCTCAAAGTCAGCCACCTTCTGCCGCAGCGCATCCAGGCCGGCATTCGCAGCCTCCACCGCACGCTTGCTGGCACCCGGCCGGTTCAGAGAAACCTCCTTGTTCGCCTGCATCCGCAGATTCGTGTTCTCCTTCGCCAGTTCACGGTAAACACTCTCCACCATCTTCGGCCAGGTCTTCGTCTGTTCACGCAGCCCGATCACCCGCCGGAATTCCTGGTCGATGCTGTAAAGCGTCCCATTCCTCTCCGCCTGGCGCAGCGCATACGTCAGCCGCTCGATTTTCTCCGCAAAGCCCGGCTCCAGGATCGTTTTCAGCGGTTCATCCAGCCGATCAGCCACACCCGCAGCACCGTCGCGATAAGTGATCGGCGCACCGCTGCGCTTCTGATTCATCGCCGCACCCAGCAGGGGCCCCAGATGCACCGAGCCGCCCACAAACTGCTCATAAAGCCTGTCCACCACACGGCGGGCCGCATCCGATGGGTTCTCACCCTCGCGCAGCGCCTGCATCAGTTCCGCCATCGTCGTCTGAGGCAAAATGTAGCTCGTATTAAAATAGCTCACCTTCTCCGCATCAAACTCACGGAAAGCCAGCACCGCATCCTTCTCCCACGGCGCACCAAACCATTTCCTGAACAGTTTGTTACGCTCATCATCGCCACCCGCCACGCCCGTGGCCGCCAGCATCGCCGCCAGACCGCCGCCCGCCAGGCTTGCGACCGCACCGATCCCCGCCACACGTTGCAGACCGCGCCCGATCAGCGCCGGATTGCCACTGCTCAGCTCCTCCGCTGCATAGCGCACATTCCAGCCAAAGTTCCGGTAAACCTCATACTGAAAAGCGATAAAGCTGCCCATGATCCCCAGCTTCGATGCCTCACGCATCACCCCCGGCAGCGCCGCATAGTTGGGGAACGTGTTCAGCGTCCGCGCACTCGCCCATGTCGCCGCCGCATCCGGTGCCATGCCAGAGGCCAGGCCCGTCTCATAGTTCGTCATCCAGCCCGTCACACGCGCCAGCGCATCAGGCTTCGTCATCAGGAAATCCGCCAGCTTCATCTGCCAGGCCTGGATCTTCGTCCCGCCAGCCAGCGCACCCGCCGCCGCACCGATAGCACCGCCCACAGCACGACCCGGCACCCCCAGTCCACGACCCATCGCCTGGCCTACGATCAGACCCTCCAGCGCCCCCGCTGCCTTGTCCGCCTTGTTATCGAGCGCCAGCCATTGCAGCAGATGCCGTGGCAGACTCGCTTCCAGATCCGCCAGTGTCAGGCTCGTGCCCAGCACCCCGGCCTCTGTCAAACGTGCCTGCATGTCACGGCTCGCATCTTGCAGCGCCTCAGCCGCCGCATTCACCACCGCCGGAGACTTCGCATCACCCGCGCCCGTGATCTCCCGCGCCTTCTGCACGCGGCTCAGGATATTCCACGCAAACACATCCCCGTTCTGGATCAGCGATGTCAGGTTGCCCAGCATGTTCACCATCCACGAGTCAGGATTCAGCGCCACACGGTTCAGCTTCGCCTTGTTGCCCAGCGTCTTCAGCGTGCTCACGATCAGGCCGCCCAGGTCAGAGCCTTCCTTGATCACCCCGCTCGCATTGTCCAGCGCCTTCAGCATCTGCGGCGTGGTCCACACACCGTTGAAGCCACTCCATGCCCGATCATTCACCGGCAACTGCTCCGTATAGACACCGCCGCGATCCGTGGCAAAGAGCCCCGTTGCCAGTCCCGCATTGCGCATCGCCACCTGGCCATAATGCCGGGCGATGAATTGCGCTTGGAATCCCGCGCTCGAGGTCAGCAGCTTCACCGGATTCTGTTCCTCACCCATCACCGCGCGGATCTCCGGGGCGATCTCCTTGCGCCGCATCAGGCTGCTCGTGCTCTTCTTCGCACCGCCGCCCGTCAGTTCTCGCTCCCACACATCCCGGTCCATCAGATCGCGCAGATCCGCCTCGATCTGCTGCCCCGTCGCCTGTGAGTTCTGCGCCCGCAGATACGCCCGTGCTTTATCCAGGATCTTCTTCGCATCCCGGCCATTCACTTGGGTGCCAGCCGCCGCCGCGCGTAGCAGCGCGTCATAGTTCCAGCCACTCGCCGGATCAAAGGCCGCGTAACTCCGCCGCAACCACGCCCCCAGGTTCCCCGTGATCGTCGTCTTCAGATCACCAGCCGGCAAAGTCTGCCCCACCGCCGCGCTGAGATTGTCCAGCAGCACACGCACCGTGCGTGTCCGCTCATGCAGCACCGGAGCCACAGCAGAGAGCAGCGCCCCCGCCTGCACATCCCCGCCCATCATCGCCGACACCTGCTCATTCACCTTCTCAGGGGCCAGACCGCTCTTGTCCACATAGCCGTCGATGGCCGCTTGCAGATCCTTCCCCAGTTGTGCAGCCCGTTGTTCCAGACTCCGCTTCTCCTGATTCGTCCGTGTCAGCACCGGCACCAGCTCCGCCGGTAAAGGCGATCCCGTCAGCAGCTCACGCATTCCCAGGTAGTTCACCCGGAAAGGCTCCCCCTTCGCATGAAACACCTTCGTGCCGCCCTTCAGCGATGGCAGCGGATTGATCACCGCCCCCGCTGGATTCAGCCGCACAGGTCCACCCTTCGCCGCACTGCCCAGCCGCACATTCTGCGCTGCCGTGGTCGGTAAGTTGTCCTTCGCCACCGCCCACACATGCGCCAGATACTCGCGGATCGTTTCCCCGAATCTCTTCACCATCTCCGCCGACCACTGCATGAACGTCTTGCCCGCCGTGATCGCCGCATTGGCCAGATCAAACAGCGCATCCACCCCGGCGGTGGACATGAAGCCAGCTTCCAGGTCTTGCTCGATCGACGTGTTCTTGAAACCAGCCACTCCAGCAGGCTGAACACCAGCCTGTCCAGAAGTCTCAGCAGCAGCAGGAACACTCGCATTCGGCACACTGCCCGCTTCCGGCTGATTGAAAAGCGCCATGTCACCTGCCGTGTTGTCCAGCAGGTCCGGCGTGCCATATTCTCCAGCATCACCTTTCAGCGTGGCACTCTGCCGCTCGGCCATCTTGGCCCGCACGGCAGTGCGTTGCTTCTCGGCGTCCAGTTCCTCCGCGCTCACGCTCTGCATGCTGAAAGGATCATCCGCAAAGTCTGCCGCCGCCTGACGCTGCTGTTCCAAGTTCGCCGCATCCGCGATGGCTTGAGCATTCGGGCTCTTCGCAATGCCAAAGTCACGCAGCACATTCCCACCACCCGCCGGAGTTGGAGCCGTCAAAGGTTGATCACGGAAAGCTCCCATGCGTCTGCCGCCATCCGGCACCTCCCGCAGAATCGCCGCCCGCTGCACAGGCACCTCCGCCACAGGCGCAGGCACTGACGACGCGGAAGATCCCGGCTCTGCGTCAGTGGTTCCTGGCCTGCTTTGGAAAGTCCCCGCCGCGATGTCTCCCAGCGGACTCACCGCCTGCCCATTAGCGGGCATGGTTGCAGGCGAGGTCTGATCAGTGGGGTTGCCGCGAAGGCTTGCCGCGCCTTTCACCGCGCCGCCCGCTCCCAGCATTAGGCCGGACAGCGCCAGCGTTTGCGGAGCCACGTCTTTGAATGCCTGCATCGTTCCGCCCGGCACATCGTAGGGGTTCTTGGCCTGCCCCATGTCTTCCCCGGCGGCGAACTTCTGCGCCTGCGCTTGCGGCAGCCCTTGGCCCACTTGTGTGGCTGTCTCTGTCGCCAGTTCTGTGCCCACACCGGCAGCCAGCGCTCCAGCTTTAATGCCAGCCTTGCCCAGCGCACTCTTCGCCAGCTTCGTCAGCGTTTGCTTGCCTAGACCCAGCACCACCCTGCCCGCGCCCAGGCCTACCACCGTGCCAACGGCTTCCGGCCCAGCTTCCCACAGAGCGCTGTTTTGTGCTAACGGCAGAAGTTGCTGGTAGGCATCCTCACGCGCTGCCTCGTCTGCTTTGGGATTCTTTGCCAGCCATGCCTGAAACGCATCATCAAGGAACTGCGCGCCTGCCATGCGATAGGCTGCCGCCCCTGCTGCGGCCATACCACCACCCACGCCGCCCACGACATTACCGATGGCTGCACCGGGAGCTGCCCCGACACCGGCAATAGGTGTTCCAATAACTCCTCCGATTGCCGAACCACCAACTTTTCCCAACTGGCCTCCTACAATGGCAGCCGCCATGGTGGCACCACTGAACCCAAGAGATGGGCCTACACTGCGGAAGGCATCGCCCGTGCTGCTACTCTCTCCCCGCATCAGTCTGGCTGCGCTTTCATCCTGCATTTGTTTGGCATAGGCAGCCTCCTCATCGAATGCTGCTCTAGCACTTGGTGAATACTTGTCAGGCCGTTGGAACCCTTCCGACAGCCGATAATAGGCCGCTGGCAGAGTCGTCGTTAAACCACTCACCGCATCCACCACACCACTGGCCGCATCGCCTAAACGGAAGAAAGGTTTTTGTGCCTCCGCCTGAGACATGTGGATGTCCGACTCGGCGGGCCGATACCTCACCGCCATGGCATTGGCCGTTTCATCAAAGGCCTTGCTCATCTGTTCATCATCCCCCGCATTCGTCTTCAGCCAGGCGCGGGATTCCTCCAGCCCCGCGTCAAACATCACCGCCCGCTCATGCGCAGGCAGCGCCGCGAAGTCCGGGGACTCCATCATGTCCGCCAGTTCATCCGGGGCGAGTAGGTCAGGGGAGGCAGTAGCCATATCAGGTCAGATCAAAGAAAGGGGTTCACAGTTCAGCCAGGCCCAGCCGTTTGCGCAGGGCATTCATGCGGGCTTTGGTATCGGTGCCATCTGCGGCCGGGGCAGCCTTCGCAGGAGCAGCCGCCGCATTCGCGCCCCGGCCCGGCACCTTGCCGGCCTCATAGAACTCGCCCGTGTAGGGGTCAAACACCCGGTCCGGGGTGGCTGCACCGCCCTGAATCATCGAGGGCGCACCGGGCACCGGAGTCAGGCGGGTGGGAGCCTCGGGTTTAGGCTTCTCATAGCGCACGCCGCCGATCATGGCCTGAGTCGGCTCCAGGCCGGGAGGCGGGGCCGCTGCTGGTTTCGGGGTTGGCATGAAGCCTCCCGCCATGCTCATCGTTCCATCTGCACGCTTCACCAGCGGCACAGAGCCGCCCATCATCGGCAGTTGCTCACCGCCCACGACGCTCTGCCCAGCTCGCTCTGCCGCGTCCGCCTCCTGCCTGCGCTGAAACTCCAGCGCGCTTTCACCGGCCCGCTGCTGACTCTGCATCTGGAACATTTGCTGCTGCTGCTGGAAGTTCATGGCATCCCGCTGGTTCATGGCCTCCTGCTGCGCGCCAAACATCTGCAAGCCCTGGCCGAAGTTCACGGCATCACGCTGGGCTCCGGCCTGCTGCTGCATCCCGAACATCTCGCGCTGAAACTGCTGGCTCTGCTGCTGCCCGGCCAGGCTCATGATGAGCGACGGATCACCGCGCCGCCGCGCCTGTTCGGCGATGCGCATGGGATCATTGGCACTGCGGCCGCCAGCCGGGCGCGGGCCGCCCAGCATGGAGCCCATGCCCGCCGGAGCACCACGACTCAGCGCATTCGGTGGCGACATCGGCGCACCGAGCATGGACGGTGGTGGTTGCATTCCGCTGGCGCTTTGCGGGGGCACAAAACCACCGATCATCATCGGGGGCGGGGCAGCGGCAGGGGTTGGAGCGGCGGGCCGGCCAAACGGCATCCCGCCATTCACGATCATGGGCGGCATCGGCCCCTGGTTCTGCTGCATTTGCAGCGCGTCCTTCGCCCGCTTCTCCACGCCTTGCAGGTCAAAGGACATGCTGGGTGGCGGCGGTCCGGCGATGGTGGCACGCTTCTGCTGGGCACCCTCCACGGCTGTCCGCATCGTGTCGTAGTCGGGGCGTTTGAATCGGGAGTCAATGAAGGGTTGCATAACAAGGGATGTGTTCAGGGTAGTGTGTCAAAGACGGGTGATGGACGCAAGCCGAAGGATCGTAAAGCGGTCGGCGACAGGGAGGAAAGTGCGGGAGACTCCAGCTCTGCGCACCGTCAGATCATAGGATTCTACAATCACAGCCGGGCCGGGCTGATCCAGCACCTCTTCAATAACGAGCTGCACAGGGTAACGGTAAATGGCGTTTTCAAAGTCGACGCTGGCACCCGGCACCGATGGCTCAAAGCTGCGCGCGAAGAACTCCAGCCGCACGGAGCGCGACACCGGTTCCGACTCTTCATCCTCCGGCACCGTCTCAAAAATCTGCGTGTCACTCCAGATGGATGTCGGCAGGATCGCCCCCGTCGTGTTCACCAGCCAGCGCGCCGCCAGCCGCAGCGGTTGCACATCCTCCCCGGTCACCGAATGCGTCACCGTCAGGATGGCGTAGATGCCCAGCACCCAAGTCTCCGCCGGGCGCGGCGCATCAATCACCTCGGGCATGTCCACACTGATCAGGTTCCCCTGCACCGTCACTCCCGGCCCGCCCTGCACGTCCAGCCGTGCCAGCGCCCGGCGGATGCAGTCGTCCGCATGTTCAAAAAGTTGGTCCACTTGCTCGCGGGTCATGACGCTCATGGTTCATCCCCCTTTCGGCTGATAATCACCGGATAACCCGGCAGCACCTGCGTGTGCGCATTGCCCGGCTTCAGCGGCACCGTGGACAGCGCCGCCTGGATGCGCCGGTCCACCTCCGCCAGCACCGCATTGGCCTGGGCCTCGGGTCCGTAGTCACCATTCAGCGCCGCTTCATTCATGGCAGGTGAGAAGGGTGGGTTGAACGTTCAACGCTGAACGTTGAACGTTGAACGTTGACTGATGCGCCGTCACCGGGCCGCTGCCCAGCACCTGCACCTGCGCCATGTCCGTCTTCACCTTGAAGCTGATCATCGCCCACAGCATCTCAAACTGCGCGGCAGCACCAGCGCCGCCATTCAGCGTGTTCAGAAGTGGGCTGGTCGTTTCCATAGAGCATCATTCCGGGCTGAATTTCATGACTCGGTTCATAGCCTCACTGCTCACCAGCAGATGAGTCCCCGTCCAGCAGACACCTTTCGGCGTGGACATCACCGCCGCGTCAGCACTGCCCCCGGCCCATTCGCTGCCGCTGGTGAAGTTGGCCTGGCCCAGCACCGCATGGGCATCTGTCACCGTCGTTGGCGTCTCATACCAGATCAGCGCCCGGTGACTGCCACCGTCCGCCACGGCCACCATGCCCGTGCTGCTCACCGCCACCGCGTAGGGGCTGCTCATGCCTCCTGCGGTGGTGGCCGCCGCATTCGTGGTCAGGTTGCCACCGCCTGCTGCCTGCCCCAGGGCAAAGCTGGCACTGGCACCGCCGGTGGTGGGAATGCCCGTATAAACCAGCACGCGGTTATTGACCGTATCCGCCACCAGCAGCTTGCCGGTGGGTGTCACCGCCAGGCCAAAAGGCCCGTTCATGCCCGCCGCCGTGCAGGCCGTGGCATTCGTGGTCAGGTTGCTGCCACCCGCCGCCTGCCCGAGGGCGAAATTTGCTGCCGTCCCGCTGCTCGCCGGCACCGCGTTATAGACCAGCACCCGATGATTGCCCGTATCAGCCACGAAGAGCTTGCCGCCATAAACCATGACATCGTTAGGTCCTGACATGGCGGTGGCGGTGCAGCCCGTGGTGGCCGTCGTGAAGATCGCCTGCCCGAGAACCAGGCTCGCGGCCTGCCCGTTGGCGCTCGGGCTGCTGTAGCGCAGCACCCGGTTGTTATCATTGTCACAGACCCAGAGATTGCTGCCGTGCCAGCACAGGCCCAGCGGCTCACTCAAACCTGCCGCCGTGGTGGCTGGGCTCGTGTCCGTGAAATTCGCCTGCCCCAGCACCAGATCCGCAGGCACACCGCTGGTCGTCGGCACCGTGTTCCAGATCAGCACGCGATGGCTGTCCGGGTCACTCACTGCCAGACGGCCCGTGCTGCTCACCGCACAATGATTCGCACCTGGCACCACACTGCTGCTGGCGGTCGTCACCTGAGCCGTCGCATTCGCCTGGCCGATAAACACTCCCGCCTCCTGGCCGGTCAGCAGAGCGTTGGCCGGGATGCCCACGCCGGTCAGCGCCACTTCAAAGGTGGCCTCGTCGGCATCATCACTGATGATGTTCAAGGTTGTCGAGCGCACCCCCATGCCGCTCGGGTTGAAGGTCAGCGTCACGTCCTGGCTGGTATCCGCCGCCTGCGTCGCGGAGAATGTTGGGTGCGTGAAATCGCCGTTGTTCCCGCCGCTCGTCCCTGAGCTGATGAGGTTGTTCATCGCCACCGTGCCGATATTGCGGACCCGCAGTGTCTTGGTAGCAGTGCCACCCGTGGTCAGCACGTTGCCGAAGTCCAGCGTGTTCGTGTTGTCCACCAGCACCGTGCCCACCGGGCTCTCCGCCTGGATCTCCGGCACACCCGCAGCCACTTCTGTGGCGGTCAGTGTCATCGTGTAGCTCGGCACCACGGGGTCACTGCTCGTGATCGTCAGCGTGCCGGTCTTGACGCCATTAGAGGCCACGGTGGTAAAAGTCACCGTCACATTCATCGTGCCCGCCGCCGACAGCGCCGTGTTGGTCAGGGCCGTCACCACAAACGAGGCCGAGTTGGAACTCACGTCGATGCTGTTCAGCTCTCCCACGCCCGAGTTGGTCAGCACAAAGGTCTTGGCCCGCGTGCCCACTGCCGCCTCGATGCTGCCAAACTCATACGTCCCGCCGCTCACCGCCACCACTCCCAGCGGATTCGTCACTTCCAGCGTGCCCGTGCAGACCGCCTCTGCTTGCAGGCTGAGCACAGTGCTGCTCTCATTGGCATCATTGTTCGTCAGCGTCAGGGTGGACACACTGCCCCCGTCCACCGTTGGCTCAAATCTCACCACCATCGTCGTGCTGCTGCCGCCAGTGACTGGCGTGGTCGGAGCCGTCTGGATCGTCATCGAGCCATCCGCCGAAACAATATCCGCCGTCACCGTCAGGTTGCCCGTGCCCGTGTTCTCAATCGTCAGCGTGTAATCCGTGTAGCTGCCGCCATACGTCGTGCCCGTCAGTGGCACCGCATCACCGCTCGCATAGCTGGCGGCCGCATACACCACATTGATCTCCGGGTTCACCCCCGTGCAGGTCAGGTTCACCACATAGCTGGGATTCCCCGGTGCGTTGGAGGTCACCGTCATCACCGCCGTGCGTGATCCTGTGGCGGTTGGCGTGCAGGTCACCACAAAGGTGTCGCTGTCTTCCAAAGGCACACTGCTCGGCAGCGCGCCCACCGTCCAGTCACCGCTGTTCGTGCCGCTAAACGCCACACTGAGCCCGCCCAGATTGCGCAGGCCATCATTCGTGATCGTGATCGTCTTCGTCACGCTCGTGCTGCCCACCGCAGCATCCCCAAACGCCAGCGTGCCGCCGTCTGCGATGGCGCCGCTGCTGCTCAGGGCGATCTCCGCCTGCGGCACAGGCACCAGGCGCTCCGTGTTGCTCGTGTCAGATCCCCGGCGGATGCGTGCATAATACGGCTGGCCCCGTGTCATGCCCGTGATCGTCGTTTGCTTCGGCGTGCCGAGCGTGCCCGGTGTCACCACCGCGCCATTGAATCCCGTCAGGAACCCATAACCGAAATCCGGGTCCGTGGCCACATCCAGATACGTCGCCGTGATGCTGCCCGTCGTCTGCCCCGTCCACTGCACCACCGCGCTGGTCGCGCCTACGCTGACCTCTTCCAGTTCGATGCTCGTCGCCACCCCGTCTGCGTTCGGTGCATCCACGCGAAACTCCTGCGTCAGAAACCCGCCGCCGGGGTAGTTTTCCAGCTTCACATCCGCCAGGATCGTCTCCGGCCAGAAGCGCGGTGAAGTGGCCGGGTAAACCCCCACCGTCTGCGAATCTTTCAGCACCACCACCCCATGCAGGCACGGCGGGATTTGGATGCGCCCAAGCTCCACCCCGATGAAGGTGATGCCCTGCTCCAGCAGCTTGTCCGCCTCCGCCAGCAGGGGTGATGACACACGCCACTTCACCGCCGCCAGATCCGTGGCAAAGGTGCCGCTCGTGTGAGTCGTCAGGCAGATGTAGGATTCATCCGCGTAAACCTTGAAGTCTCCTGCGGTGTAGTTCGTGGCCGTGGCCCAGGTCGCACCCCAATACCACCCCGCATCTCCCGTGCGCAGCGGCTTCTTCTTCGTCCAGCGGCGCGTCTCCGTGACCTTGCACTTCCCCTGATAGCCCGCGCTCAGGTAAAACGGCACCACATTGTAGCCCACCACCGCGCTAAATGCATCACTCGGGTCAGACACCACCGCGTTCACCGCGATGTAGTTCAGCACCGGCGGCCAGCTCCAGTTCATTTCATAGCTCAGGCTGTCCTCATAAACCCCCGTCCCGCCCGCCAGACCAGGCAGCCCAGCCAGTTTCTTCACCGTCTTCCAGCTCCATGCCGTATTGATTGACTGGATCTCCGTAACCTCACCACTGGCATTCACCGCCACCGCCTCCGTGCTCGCGGCCACCAGCGTCCGCGTGCTCGTGCGTTCGTCCCCCAGTTCCGGATCCACCGTCTTGCTGATCAGCGCCGTGGCGGCATCCATGTAAAGATGCGTGACCTCGATGAACAGCCCGTCAAACTCCGGTGACATCCGCTGCGTGGATGCCCCGATAAAGGTCCACGTGTGCCCGTTCAGCGCAGGCGGTGCCGCCTTCGCCACACCGCCACTCGCCGCATACTCAGACCGCAGCAGCACCCAGGTCTGGCGCAGCTCCGGCAGTTCATTGCTGATCAGTTGCGCGTGCTCCCAGTTGTAGGCCTCCTGAGCCGTGCGGTCCTTGCAGTAATAAACGAACTGCCAGCCTTCTTCATCCGCAGGCGTGAAGCCGCTGACCAGATAGCCCGGATACGTCGTCGTCTGCTCATGAGCCGTCGCCACCGCCAGCCGGTCCGCCGCATCATCCTTGATCTTCTTCCGAAACACAAAATCCTTCGCGGGCGAAACAAACCGTTTCGTCCAGTGGGGATCATCGCCGTTGAGATTTCGTGCTGCCATCTTCGTATTGTAGTTCCGCCTTCAGGCGGTTCAGGATTTCTTGTTCGGATCAACCGCCCAGAATACAAAAGCCACGATGCCAACCAGCACCGCCAAATCGACAAGAGCCATCAGGATTGCAGCCATGATTGAGAGTTCTCGGTTAACTGTTCTCGGTTCGCTGTTGTAGGAGCTGGAAAGGTAACAGGGGAGGGATTTGAACCCTCGATCTCCGGGTTATGGGCCCGGCGATTTAACCACTTATCCACCCTGTTGTTTGTTGCCTCAAAGTCCCGCGCCCGGCGGTGGCAGCATCGCATTCGACGGGCCAGCCGTAGCCGCGCCCGCCAGGGCGGTGGCCGTGGCGGCATCCAGCCGCTTCTGCTGAATCGCTGCCAGCTTCGCCTGCTCTTCGGCAAGCTGCGTGCGTGCCTTCTGCAAGGTCTGTGTCGCCACCAGGCGAGTGACCGGGTCCGTGCTCGGGTCCGCCATTTTAGCGGCATAGGCCATCTCCGCGATGTCCAGTCCGAATGACGCGGCCTTCACAGCCGTCTGAGCCTGGCTGATTTCCTGATCCGTGCTGCTGTCAGAAGCACAGTTGCTGAGGGCGGTCGCGGCGAAGATGGCCGCACAGAGGATGCTGATGGTTCGTTTCATGATGTTCTTATTTTTGTTCTTATTTTTCTTTTTTTTAACCAACTAACAAAAGATTCAGACACTCGGGCCGCTCACTCCGGCATCCTTCGCCAGATAGCCCAGCCCCGCCAGCAGCGCGGGCACCAGCCACAGCTTCCAGTCATCCAGCGTGCCGCCATTCGTTTGGAATCGGGACATGAATTCAGCCACAGCCAGGGCCGTGCCCAGAAAGGTAGTGCGCCAGTTCTTCATGGTTGGTTCTCCTCCAGTCCAGGGTTCGGCACTTCTCCGCAGCATTCCGTATCATTCGGCACAATGCGGAAGTTCTTCGCGATCACCCAGCTCTTGCCCTCCTTCACCGGCATCGGCTCGATCTTCCCCGCCGCGATCCAGTCCAGCACCGCCCGCTCCGTCACGTTCTCCCGCGCCGCGATGTCTGAGGTGGTCACATAGTCCCGCGCCGTCTCCACCATGGCCTGGTCCGCGTCAGCCTGGCCGACATTCACCGACTGCTGGTGAGACGCTGGCGCGGGGGCTGGGCGGATGACGAGATTCAAAATACCCATGATGACCCCGGCAATAATCAGCCAGGTCAGTTTCTTCAAAGTGGCGTCGATGCCGGCTACGGTTGTTTCTAGCATTTTGGTGCGGGCTGAGATTCCTTCACTGCTGTCGTCAAGGCCAAACAAAGCCCTTTCACAGCGCCCGATGCGGTTGGATAGAGGATCTTCATCATGGTCCATGGAGTTAAAATGTAAGGTGCGTGGCGGTGGCAAAAATTACGGCAGAATCGTTCCTCCGAGTTCCGTGATCAGGCTGTTGAGTTGCGTCTTGAACGGTGCCCCCATCAGCACCAAGATCACAAAGGCCTGCACTGCCACCACAGAGCAGG